TTAACGGTTTTCTATCGACTGGCGTAGCGTACCGGCAGGGGCATGGACATTTCCGCCCAGATAGCGAACGTCGTCAATCACCCAGCATGAGCCTTCGTGAATCATAAGCACTTCATCTTGCCAGCTTTGATCGCCCTGTTTTAACGCCACCCGCAGAGGAATATTGCGCGCATCTCGGTTCGGAATGGTTGATGCGCTGGCGACGTTGGCGCTATCCGGCAGCGTAGCGCGGCTGGAGAACGGATCGCTGCTCATCAACTGACGGTGTTCCGTATCGCGGCTGGCGTCGGTCAACAATTTCGCCAGGTTATCGCTCAAGTAAGGGCGAAGCGCGGTGATATCGTTGCTGTGGTGTTGAATACGGTAGTCGTAAAATTGTTGAGCCACGCTGTCCGGGCCACCTTCTACACACGCGCCGATACGCGGGCCATTATCTTTGTAGGCGGGAGTGACGGTCGTACAGGCGCTAAGCAGAAGCGCGCACGGGATGAGCAAAGAGAGTTTAGAATAGCGCATGATGATTTCCTTATAGGCGATCGAGCAAAAACCGATCTACGATAATCAATTATATACTTTCAATGATTGTATAACCGATTAACGTATTGTTATTTCTAAATTAAATTTTCTAATATCCCTGTTTGGGGCATCCCTGGGGCAGTAGCCGCCAGCCCCTGATTCAGTATATCAACCTGTGACTGGTTATTATCGGACATCCATGCACCATATACTGTATAGACCATCTGAGCATTTGCATGCCCCATTTGTGCGGCAATAAAGTTTGGATTGGCACCAGCAGCGAGTGACCAGCAGGCATAAGTGTGTCGGGACTGATACGCTTTTCTGTATCGTAAACCGGCTCGTTTCATCGCCGATTCCCATATCCTGTTTAGTGACGTTGCTGCATAATGTGTTCCGGACTTTCCTGAGCGTGTGGTAAGCTGAGGATTGAACACGAAGGTACATGAATGTGCGCTTGTCCGGCCAAATTCGCGTAGCTTCACTTCGACTTTATGCTGTTTGCCCAGCCTCGTGAGTGATGCCTGATTTTTTAATGTATCAATTGCAGGTTGTGTCAGATGTATCACCCTGTCGGTTCCTGCCTGGGTTTTCGGCAGGGTGAACTCTTTAGCCTGAGTGTAGTTTCTCCTGACAACCAAAGTCCCCGCCTTAATATCGATGTCCTCCCACGCCAGTGCGCACAATTCTCCATGTCGCATGCCAGTGTAAACTGCAAGTGACCAGATATTTTTGATTTGCTGGTGGTGGCAGGCGTCAATGAGTCGCGTAAACTCTTCCCTTGTGAGTGGATCTGGTTCAGTTTTTGCACGTTTCAGCATAGATATTTCACTGAACGGGTTCTGTGAAATATAACCGTTGCTTGCTGCAAACCGGAACATTCCACAGATAATCCCCATATAAGAATTTACTGTTGCCACGCTACGTCCCTTCGGTGTTAATTCACGGTTTGGTCTCATCACCTGATGACCGGTCATCAGTTCCCGCCTGAAAACGAGCAAATCCTCCTGTGTTACAGCAGAAGCAAGAATTTGCCCACCAAGCAAAGAAACACTCGTTTTCACAATCGACTCATAACGAATCATCGTGTTTTTTGATATTTCCATTTCCTTAAGCCTGAGCCATTTCTCCGCCAGTTTAGCGATGGTGATATCTTTATTCACCACACCGAACTGTTTCAGGTTTGGCGAGTCAGGAAACCGTTCCGCATAGTTAAAGCTACCCGTCTTAATCAAAAAACAGACAGACGTTCGTAACTCACCTGCAATTTTGCGATTTTTAGGGGTGTCAGGCACCCCCAGATTTTCACGCACGCGCTTCCCTTTGTAGTGGAAGCAGATCCGGAGTTTACCCCCGTGGTTTTCAACGCCGGTTGGATAGGCTGGTTTAGCCATAATTCCTCCTGCGTCCAAGAGCTTCATCAGATTACAGCCTCATCAGATTAAGTCAAAGATCGAAGTCAGGATCAGGCTGGTTTTTAATCCAGCGATTAATATCTGGAATGTAGTACATACACTCGCTGGTGGGCTTCGGATGTCCGCCAGGAGCCACATGCTTGTACTCACGACCGAGCAACCACGACTCTTTACGGGCGCGTAGTATTGTTCCGGGCTTTAATCCGGTAGCCGCAATCAATAATTTTTCAGTGACCCACTCGTTGGGGACTATTTGATAGATAATTGTCTGCATACCCACCTCACACCACGCTCAGTCCACGGCAGTGGCACCACGTTTCGAACATTCGTCGCACGATTGCCCGACAGTAAAATCCCTCAATATCCCGCGTCAGGTCATAGCGGTTTCCATACCTCCTGAGCACCCATATCTCAAATTCTTTGTTCATTTCCACCACCCATAACCTGAACCGATGCCGTTACGCCCTGGTGTATGCCCGACGTGATAGTTATTGCAGAACGGACAGCGGTAAACGCCCATCTGCCCCTGATGACCGTAACGTTTACGAATAATCCAGAGTTCTATCTGCGCACCGTCAGCAGTCTTATATCTTTTTTTACATCCGCACTGCTTGCGTCTGAGACGACGTTTGCTGGTCATTACTTCACCTCCACACCGATCCCAGCGCTAACACAAGCCCGCTTGATCGCTTCTTTTACCTGGCGTTTATAGGTTTCCGGGTGGAATACCTCCGTTTTACCGCTACCGCTCCAGAATGCTTTCGAGCTGGTATCTGGCAGGGTGATGGTCAACGGTTTACCAGTGGTGACATCGTTAACCGCTCTCTCCCATTTCTCGCCAGTCTGTGATTCCAGGCGTTGTAATAATTCCCCAATACTCAGCGGAGCGATAAGATGCTGACGTAAGCGCTCAATCTCTGCCGCCATGTAATAGCCGGTTCTGCTCCAGGTATCGACGTTATCGCCGGTCATGTCCGGTTCCATCGCCGCCATCAGAACAGCATCGCGATAGTCCTGGCTGCCACTGGTGATCGCCACTGCGTAGGAGTCACTGTTCTCGCGCTTATGGATAAGCACGACAGGGTTAAGAATTTTATTGCTCATCGTTTCGCCTCCCGCTGAACAGTTTTATTGGCCCGCAACATATCGCGGGATTTGCCGGACAAAACCGATTTCATGAAAAACACGCCATTGCGGCTTGCAACGATGCCTGGTGTGCAGAGCAGCGCTGCGTCAACCACACGATTATGTTTCCGGAACTCAAACACAGTGCTGGTGATAACGATGTTTGCTACAGCGCCGTAGTCCTGGTATTCAATTTTCATCCCATATGCTCCTCAACCACTTTGAAAGCATTATCACGGCAGGACATCACAACGAATTCAGGATTGCCGTAAGTCTTGTTGATAACCGGATCGAACTGAATGCGTACCGCGCCATGCTCGACGGACGGACGTAACTGAACGGGAATAAACTTCCGCTCGCGACCAAACATCTTCTCCGGATAACTGAGATATTTCGCCTGGATAACCGGCTTGATGCTGAAGTCCACTTTTTTCGGGATGACGCGCTCCATATCAGGAAAACAGCCATCGACAAGCCTGATACCAGTGATTGAAATGCGGCGATTGAATGCGTCCCGGTGAATAGCAAACGCTTCTTTGTTGAATACCAGCTCGGTCGTTTCTGCTTTTACGGGAACCGGTCCTTCAAACTGAACGATGATATTTTTTTTCGTCCTGATACCGTGCTCAATACGCAGCGCAACATGTCCGTTAGTGGCCTCGATGTACTTCGGCGTGATGTGAAGACCGTTCAGGTAATAGCGAACGTCGTTTTTAGCAGCGCATACCAGCGCTGCCCGAATGAGTTTCGACTGGATGATCATGCTTTATCCTCCGGCGTATAAATGGCTTTGTCGTGGCTGTATTCGCCGTTCCAGGTCTTTTTCATTGGCAGATCGCCTTTCATATACAACTGGTAAAGGCGGTGACAGCCTTTCTCCAGCAGTACCGGAGTAAACTTCGTAAAAGCATCTTTACCGTGTGGAGTGATCTGCGTCTGGTCTTCAGTCAGATACTTATCTCGGGCATAGGAAGCTACGCGCCAGCGCGGATCTTTCTCAGGATCTCGTTGCTCGTTGAACACCCAGTTACGCTCGAAGACCCACCACATCATTTTGTTGATGTTGACGCCGTTCAGCGCCTTGCAGAATGCCGGGATTGTCATACCTTTGGTAAAGTGTTTCTCCAGACTCTCAACGGTGGCGCTGAGAGTTTTGTTTTCTAACGCTGCAGCTTCGGCGCGTTCTTCAGCCTCGATGACCATAAGGGCCAGTTCCTTGCGACTAACTGGCAGGGCGGTCGCATTACGCTGAGTGAAGTAGAATTCCACCAGGTCTTCGTGGTAGCTCCACGCCTGATCGGTTTCCAGCATCTTTGCGTGGTTCGCCGCGCCGCGTTCTGTCCACAACATAAGAGAGCGGGTTTTGCTGGAAATTTGCAGGTAACTAAAAGTTACTCGCAAATTTGCTAACTTTTCGCCGGTAACTTTGAAGAAGTGTTTTCCTTCTACAAAGCGATCGGCGTTGCGCGAATAGTTCATTTTGATGTTGGCGACATCAGTACCGTATCCTGCTGCAAGTTGTTCGTTCGTCACTACGCGTTGGCCGCGATACTCAATGATCTGTAAATCACGCGCCGCCACCGTTGCTAATTCAGTTTTCATAGCCATCTCCACTTCCCTCAATACGGTTTCTGCTTCATCAGTTCGTCCAACCGGACTGCCCATTCATCGTATTTCTCATTCCATTTCTGAATTTCACGCTTACGGGCCAGAATCAGGCGCAGGCGGCGAATGGTGCGCTGGTGGGCGCGATGGTATGCGTCGGTGGTTTCGCCACGGCGCCATACCTGTTCGCCATGGTCCTGCTCAACCAGAAAATCAGGGTGGCGCTGCTTTAAGCCGGACCGTGTGAAAGAGTGCGATGTCAGAAAGTGGGCCAGCCAGCGGATCGCAGTGTCCCGGCTAAAACAGCGCTTCATGCGCCCGTGCCGGATAGCAGCGTAAAGGTCGCCGACTGGCGTATGGTGCTTCTGTAATGCCAGGTCAATGGCGCTGGCGGTGCGGTTATCCAACATTTGATATCTCCTCAAGGCGTAGCTCCATTTCGCGAGCCATTTCGATAAAAGTGTCCAGTGCGCAAATATGTTCGTCGTCGAGCAGCCGGCGATCGCATGTCACACGACCTTTTTCGATATAAAGAACCACGCGCCCGGTGAAATCTGGTGAGATAAATAATTCGATATTCAACGCTGGCAATGGAATTGACACATCCCTGTGTACAATGTTTTGTTGTAAAATCATCAGTTAATTCCTCCGCTGAAATATTTCTTTTTTGCCCAGGTAATGACTTCACCGAGTAACTCATCAACAATAAATTTTCCTGTCTCGGTCAGGTATTCCGTATGCCCGTTAATATCAAGGCTGTTTATATACGTACTGCGAATAAAAGAAGTGGATTCTGAAATTCCGTATTCACTGCACGCCTGTCTTTCAAAACGCATTAACAGTTTCAGCATTGATTTTTCGTCAAAGTCTATCTTATGAATATCACCATCGGGCATATTAACGATGACACAGTTGCTACCTGTCTTATGCTTCATCCTCTCCAGTGCAGCAATTACAATGCGACGACGGTAAATTTCAATTGTGTTGTTTTTCACGGCGCTTCTCCTCTTCATCTATCCAGAAAGAAATATCTGATGAGATATTGAGAGCAAGACCCAAAAGTCTCTCAGTCTGGAGAGGGTTCATTTTTTTAAAGCTGATGTACATTAGATCCAGTAGTTCATTAAGACTTCTGGCGGAGATCGCCGCGTCTTCAATATTGTCATTTTCTTCCGGGTTCCACATATTTACCTCCCGTACGCTTTGCGCAAATATAATTCTGCGATGATGCTGTAGCCGGAGGCGTGAAAGAGTTGAGCTGTTTTAAACGCAGCTTTGTCTTTGATGAAAGTCATTGTTAACTCTCCTGTAAGTTCAGGTTATAGGTATCCCTGCCGTTTAAGGCACAGTTAATTTGTTTAATCAGGTTTTATTATTTAATTAAACTATCCAGTTTTGTATCTGCTTCTTTAATCGATTCTTCTACACCCTCGATCAGAGTGATGATGGCTGATATTAATGTCGCTTCGTAATCATCTCTTGAGCTTTCAAGCCACGCAGCAAGCACAGCTTCAGCCTGTTTTACCCTGTTTCTGGCTGAGATTAAAGATATAGTCATTTATCCTTCCCCCTGTCTGCCTGTTCTTCGATAAGCCATGTATGTACTTCACCAGATAAGCGACGGATTAAAGTGATTACAGATGATAATTCCGTTTCGCTCAACGTGTCCGGGTAGCTTTCGAACATTCGTAACAGACTTTCGACCTGACATGCTTTTTCGGTTGCTTGTTCTAAAGAAATATCAGCCATGATTGCTACCTTGTGCACCTGAGAGAAATGCCGCGATCTGAGATATTTTATTCGTTGCTATTGCTAATTCAGCCAGATCCGAAATAACACCAGATAGTTGTCCGATCCTTTCTTTTTTATCTTCACCGCCAAAGCTCAACGAAACTATGTTCAAACTGATATGGCTAATCGCTTCGAGAAGAGAAATGGTTTTTGAATTGCAGTCACCAGCGATATTGCCGTAATCAATATTTGAACAATCTCCTTCGAAGCGGAAGTCTTTAATATCTACGAGCTGGATGAAGTTTTTGGTAGTTGCTTTGATAGTCAT